ATTTGACGCCAGAAGAGCAGCGAACAGCTGTCGATATGGCGATAGAGTGCGGGTGGAAATCCGTATTTCCAAGAAAGGGGAGTGTTAATCAAGTGGGAGAATTTAGCTTATGAATTTACCAAAGAAAGAGGTAGAGGACTTTACTGATGCCGATTTGCGCGAGATTTACGCCAAGGTTGAGGATATCGACGTTATTGGCATTGAGGAATTTTCGGACAGTTTTATAGAGCGCTTGTCCGAAAACCCAGTGACCAGCGGCATAGCTCTGCCGTGGTTTGAAACCGAGGACAAAGTGCGGCTAAGAATGGGCGAGGTTTCGCTAATAGCTGGGATCAATGGCCACATGAAAAGCACGGTTTTAAGCCAGATATTGTTATGGGCTGCCAGAGAGCATCCCGTAGGGCTGGCCAGCTTTGAGATGGATATAGAGGATACCGCAAAGCTCATGTGCAAACAGAGCGCAGCCGTCGATAACGTAGCACCTGAGTACGGCAAAAAATTTGCTGCTTGGTTATCTGGTCGTTTTTATTGGTACAGAGTCTTGGGTGGCGTGAGTCCAATACAATGCCTTGGCGCTATTGTGGCGATGGCTAGGCGCGGGGCTAAAGTGATTGCTATAGATAACCTGCAGTTTACTGGCGTAACTGAGGATAACGAGCGCGAGCGCCTATGGTTCAACCAGATCATTGGTCTGGCCAGCGCCATGAAAATACATATCTGCATTTTGCACCATGTCAGAAAGCCGCAGCACGGTGGTGATGAATATGTCCCCACCAGGTTTGATGTTAGGGGCAGCAGCTCCCTGGTTGACCAGGTGCATTTGCTAATGATTGCCTGGCACAACAAGCGCAGGAGCCGAATCCTGCAAAAACAAGACTACGGGCAGCCATTAGACGCTCGGGAAACAGAGATTTTAACCACTGAGTGTGATTTCAAGTTAATAGTAGCTAAGCAGCGAAAGGCACCATTTGAGGGAACCATCCCGCTATACCTGGCACCTGGGCAGGCTTTTAAGTTTCGCAAAACCGGAAAACCGCCAACTATGGAGTGGATATGATGAAGTCATTAGAAACGCAAATTGCAGGCGATCATTACAGCCGTCTAAGAATACAGCCGCTAGAGTATGCGCTAGAGAATGACCTGGGCGTATGCGAGCACGCAGTTATTAAATACGTTTCCAGGTGGAATTTTAAGGGAGGCGTGGACGATCTGCGTAAAGCCAGGCATTACTTGGACATAATGATAGAGCGCGAGCTGGAAGCAGAGGCTGACCTGGGGCCAGATGAAACAATCGAAGAGGTAGCGGCTAGATTGCGAGCCATCCATGAGTGAGTTTTGGGTGGTCAGCAGCAAGCAGCAGCTAACAGAGCGCATTAAGTTTTTTACCCAATGGCTTGAGGCTGAATGGAATTGGGATTATGCGGTACAATGGAAGGTGTCACGATATGTGCCTAAGCGCTCTCTGTCTCAGAATGCGCTTTTTCACCTATGGTGCAGAGAAATGGCGGCAGCCTTCAGAGAAAAAAACCCAGAAATAACTGAAGAACAGATGAAGCTGCTGATGAAATGGAAGTTTCTTGGCTGTGCAGATGTACAAATAAACAACACAGTAATATCTGGCCAGGTGCGTGAAACTAGCTCCCTGGATCGTGGGGAGATGATGGATTTCATGGATCAAGTGCAAAACTGGGCTATGGATCATGGCGTCTTTGTCACCTGCCCAGACGATTCGGAATATATGAGGCTCAACCAAAAAGGGGGCTAACATGGGGCATCCATTGCTGCAGTTCTGCTCGACAGAAAAACAGCTGCAGTGCGTTACTCTTTGTTACGTTGAGGGTAAGTCACAACAAGTGGCTGGCAAAGAGCTTGGATTAAGTCGAAGCAACGTGCGCGATCATTTGCGAGCGGTAAAAGACAAAGCCGCCAAAAGAGGCTACAGCCCTCACAATGATTGGCACCACCCTGTGCCTGATGGCCACAAAATAAAAGGCGTTTCCACGTTCTATGATGAGGACGGCAACCCTGTACGCCAATGGGTAAAGTCGCAGACTGATGAGCAGCGGCAGTTTGAGATACTGATAGAGCGGCTGGAAGCTGCCCAGGAAGGTCTGCCGAAATTCAAGCCAGCTCCAATACCCAAAGGCACTGATGATAGGTTGCTAACCCTGCTGACGATCACTGATTTTCACCTGGGAATGTACGCCTACGAAGCCGAAACGGGCGATGATTGGGATGTGCATATAGCCAGGGATGTCTTTTTAAATTCAGTGAGCGACATGATTAAGGCAGCGCCCAAGTCAGGGACGGGGATTTTGTGCCAGCTGGGTGATTTCCTGCACTGGGACGGGATTTTGAGCGTCACGCCTCAATCTGGGCATATCTTGGACGCAGACACCCGCTATGGGAAGCTGGTCGAGCTGGCTATGTCGGTAATGACCGAGGCGGTTTACATGATGCTGCGCCGTTTTGATAAGGTGATTGTGGTGTCAGCAGAGGGCAACCATGATATTTCTGGAAGCATTTGGCTGCGGAAACACATAAAGCACTTATTCGATGATGAGCCACGGCTATCGGTTGTCGATAACGATTATCCGTTTTACGCGCACTTGCATGGCCAGACTATGCTAGGTTTCCATCATGGTCATAAGGTCAAACTAGCGCAGCTGCACAAGCTATTTGCGAGTGAGCCAAGGTTTCGGGAAATGTGGGGCAAGGCTAGTTATACCTATATCCACACCGGACACTATCACCATGAGAGAGTCGTAGAGGATGGTGGCGCTGTTGCGGAAATGCACCCAACACTAAGCGGCAGGGATGCTTATGCAGCCAGGGGCGGCTGGGTGAGCCGTAGAGGCGCAAAAGTGATAACCTACGACAAGATAGAGGGGGAGGTTTCGCGTGTCACAGTGAGGCCAAGACAATGATTTTGATTTCAGCAAAATTACCAAAAAACGCAGGCATAGTGGTGTTTCTGCCTGAGACTATCGGCGGCTGTGTTACCGATATATCAAACAAAAAACATACTGTAGTTTATACCGACACATTCCCTGACGGCGTGACCATCGACATGGACACAACAGAGTTTGCTGGGCAATGGCAGACTGCACTGGCTTTGGAGGAATTTGAAATTGAATTTACCCCTGATGAAGTGCCCGAAATGCAGCACTGAGATGCGTGCTATGTTTCTAAAGTGTATTGATGGGAAGCTGCACGGCTGGCTTTGCAAGCCCTGTGGCGAATTTGTAAAGGCGATCGGCAGAGAGCGTTTTTACCAGGACAAAGAAAAGGCTGTTTGATGGCTGTAAAACGTGACCAGGCAGACGTTTGGTTTAGCAAATGCGTCAGAGCCAGGGATGGCCGATGCCTCTATACGGGACAACAGACGGCTTTAGAATGCGCCCATATTGTCGGCAGACGTAACAAGGCTGTGCGATGGGACATGATGAACGCTGTGACCCTGACTCACTCGGCACATAGGTATTTCACTGAGAACCCTATAGCCTTCCATGATTGGCTGCAGATGACGCTGGGGGAGGGTCATTTAGAGATTCTGCGCGAAAAATCGCAGCATATCTTTAAGACCACGGTGCCAATTCGCAAAGAAATAGCCAGGCATTACCGCCAAGAGTATCTAAAAGCAGAGGCAGATCCTGCATATCAGATTATAAGCTACAGCTAGTTTTATGAGATTTTGATATAGGCATTGGTGTTGAGTTAGGCGGTTTGCTGCTGTACCGTTAGGGAAACATGGAGGGTGATGTTATGTCACATGAGCCTGTACCTAGCGATACGCTTGAGAAGTTCATAAGTAACAAATACCACTGGAAGTCTCTAAGCACAGATCAGCAGAAAGCGATGGCGGTAGAGCTGCAATATCATAGATATATGGAGCCGAAGCTGTATGCCTTCCTCGATGAAGTGCTGCAAGAAAAAAAAGATACGCGGGACTATCGCAAGCTAATACAGCGAACGCTAACCATTCGTTAAGCGAACGCTAACCATTCGTTAAGCGAACGCTTAATTAGGGAGTGCAAAAAATGATGTCTGAAATGTCGATTGCGTTAATCATAACTGCGATAATTAGCCTATTCGCAGTAGTGGGGGCAGGCGATTACCAGGACGCAGTACAGCAGGAAGCTGCATATTGCGAGATGGTAAAACTGCACAAAAAGACAAATGGCGAAAGCGGTTGGCCAGACTATCAAGGCAGTTATGCAGAGCGGTGCTAATTACAGGATGCCGTTTTGGATGGCAGAGGGATATTGCCCAGAGGACGCGCAGGTGGCAGCTCAGGCGGCTACAGCGATGTCAGAGCGTTTTGGCATTGATGTCGCCATTATGCCTAACCTTGAGGTCATCCCTTTGAAGCAAGCAGAAGAGGCTCCTCTAGAGATAGTGCGATGCCCTGCAGCCTTGAGGAGATACGGAAAAAAAGTATGGCAAAGATAACACCAGATTCCCCCTAAACTCCTACGGCGAGCTGCGGCGTCGAAAAGTTAGATGAATGCGTGGGGGGCCATTTTCATGGAGCGCAATTTAGCTAACCGCAGTACCTTTAAGCCATGTTCCTTAATGCTACTTTTAGGGAGGTGGGTTTTAGCCCTTCCCGTAGGCGAAATTGGGCTTATTATCCTTTTTGCTCTGTTTCTGATAACTTATTAGTATGAGACAGATCGCCGTTATAGAATGGAAGCATATAGAGCCAGGCGGGATGCCAGCAGATACTGGCACTTTCCTGGTTGCATTCACTGACGGCACTGTAGAGTCATATCCAATAGACAGCCACGATTTAGAGGCTGGAGAAATCAGAGCAGGAGCAGCGAAAGGGACATATTGGGCCAACCCAATACCCCATCCAGATGCGTAATGGCAGAAACCCGAGCACAGAAAAATAGGGCTATCCGTAAGGATGAAATTAGAGCGTATTTGGCCGAGAGGGGTAGGGTGGAGTATGTCTTTGATAACATTGAGAAAATCGAGCAACTGGACGTAAATTCGCAGGGGTTCCATAAAGAGCTTTTAAAGATCAAAACCGCCAACGATCAGCGCATTAGAATGCTTAATAAATACCTGCCTGACGTTAAAGAGGAAGTGCAGGATTACGTTGATCTGCCGCCAATGGTGATAAAGCTGGCTAGTGATGCAGCTGACTAAGCCGCAGACAGTCATATTTACAGACAGCTCCAGGTTTCGGGTTGTCGTTGCTGGCAGGCGGTTTGGCAAGACCTTCCTATCTACTGCAGAGCTAATTAGGGCAGCGCTGTCAGCTGAAAAGCGCAACTGCTGGTATATCGCGCCTACCTACAAGGCAGCCAAGGAAATAGCCTGGTCGATGCTAGTGCAGGCTATCCCTGGCGAATATGTTACTAAGACCAATGAAACGGCACTCAGTCTACACCTAGCTAATGGGTCGGTTATTAGCCTAAAGGGCGCAGAGAAGCCAGACAACCTTAGAGGCAGGGCGCTAGACTTCTGCGTGCTGGATGAGTTCGCCGATATGCGAAAGGAGGCATGGCATGAGGTCATCAGGCCGTCGTTATCGGATCGTAAGGGATCAGCGATATTCATTGGCACGCCTAAAGGCCGTAATCACTTCTATGATCTCTGGACTAAGGGCGCGGATAAAGATGAGGGCTGGTCATCTTATCAATACACTACGCTGCAAGGCGGCAATGTTGACCAGGAAGAAATAGAGGCAGCCAAGCATGACCTGGATGAGCGCACGTTTACCCAGGAATACCAGGCGCAGTTTGTTAATTACTCGGGCGTCATTTACTACAACTTCAAGCGCGAGGAGTCTGTAAGGCGCTATCTAGGAGAGCCAGGCCAGGTGCTAATAGGCATGGACTTTAACCTCGATCCGATGTCTGCGGTTGTTATGACCAGGCAGAGCGGCAGCCTGCATATCTTTGATGAGATTGTTATTTTCGGTTCCAACACTGATGAGATGGCCGATGAGATCAGCAGGCGATATGGTCGCAAAAATGTTACGATATACCCTGACCCAGCTTGTCGCCAACGTAAGACCAGCGCAGGTGGGCGCACAGATTTGTCGATACTGCAGAATGCAGGCTTTGAGGTGAGGGTACGAAACTCACACTCAGCAGTGAGGGATAGGATTAATGCAGTCAACTCAAGGCTGCAAGCAGCGGATGGCGTGAGGCATTTGTTTGTCGATCCAAAATGCAAAAAGACGATTGAAAGCCTTGAGCGCCAAACGTATAAGCCAGGCACTAGCCAGCCCGAAAAAGACGGGTTCGATCACATGAATGACGCGCTCGGGTATGCGGTTGATTATCTCTATCCGATCCGCAAGCAACATGAGGCTGCTGCGCCTCAACGGTGGACTTGATGCTTATTAACCATGATATTGAATATCAGCACCCAGACTATGAGAACCATGTAGACCGCTGGGAGTTTTATTTACGCAGTTACATGGGCGGCCAGGATTACCAGGATGGCTCATATCTAACCAGGTATCTCAATGAGGACGCCAAGGCGTATGATCGGCGTATAGCCTTAACGCCATTGGATAATCACTGCCGCAACGTAATCCATGTGTACAGCTCGTTTCTGTGGCGCGTTCCACCCACCAGAAACTTTGGCCCCCTTGAAGGTAGCCCAGAGCTGCAGGCTTTCTTGCATGATGCCAACCTAGACGGCCAATCATTTGATAGCTTTATGCGCGAGGCGCAGATATGGTCTAGCGTCTACGGCCATGTCTGGGTTATGTGTGACAAACCACGCAGCCAGGCTGGCACCAGGGCAGAAGAGCTAGAGCAAGAGATCAGGCCGTATGTCACGCTAATAACGCCAGAAAACGTCTATGATTGGCGATGGGAGCGCCAGGCTTCTGGCAGGCATCAGCTGACCTATTTAAAGATCAGGGAGTCTGTGCATCGTTTAGACGGCACCACAACCATAGTCTATTTCAGAGAGTGGACGCGGGAAGAGGTAAAGCTAATCAAGTATGACGGTGCAGAGAGCGCTGTTATTGAGGTGATACCTAACCCCATCGGCGTAATCCCTGCAGTGTATCTACCTGCTAACCGTTCGATTGTTCGCGGTATTGGCATTAGTGATATCTCAGATATTGCCTATATGCAGAAAGCGATCTACCAGGAGCTTAGCGAGATTGAGCAGCTGATAAGGATTAGCAACCATCCCACCCTAGTTAAGACCTATGACACAGACGCCAGCGCAGGAGCTGGGGCAATCATTAATATCAGCGATGATATGGACTCTGGGTTAGTGCCATATCAGATGCAGCCATCAGGGGCCAACCTGGACGCCATCAGAGCCGCTATAACGGACAAAATAGAGTCTATCAATAGGATGGCCCACATGGGCGCAGTGCGCGGCACAGAGGCAATCACGCAGTCTGGTGTGGCCATGCAGACAGAGTTCCAGATGCTAAACGCCAAGCTGGCTGAGAAAGCTGACATTCTGGAGCTGGCAGAGGAGCAACTGTGGGGGTTCTATTGTCAATGGCAGCAGATTAAGCCAGAGGTAGAGGTTAATTACCCTGATAGCTTTGATATCCGCGATTACGCCTCAGAGCTGCAGTTTTTGCAGCAGGTTAGAGCTAGTGGCGTTAGATCGGCAACCATGCTGCAAGAGGTTGACAAGCAGATTGCTGACCTGGTGCTAGATGATGAGGTGCTAAACAAGGCACACCAGGAAATAGAGGCGAGCACAAGGGCGCTAGGAGACTTTACTGGCGCAGCTGCCCAGGCACCCAGCGCTGAGTAATGCCTACAGAGCAGGAGCATGATGAGTACCTGGACGCCCTGGCAGATGCCCATGAGGGCAGGCTACTTGATGCGCTGCAGCGAGCAGAGGAAAGGATTGCAGCCTACCTCAATGGTGCGCCGGTTACAGACGGCAGCCTGTTTGATCTTGAGTGGGCTATATCAAGCAGGCGAGAAATACAGCGCATTCTGGAAGAGGAATACGGCGCTGCTGTTCAATCTATCCTGGACGATTATCCTAGTACCGCTATCCGCGCCCTGGATATGCTCAATACTTATGGGGATTTCACACAAACAAGCCCTGATGTCATTAGGCAGCTTCAGCGTCTGACGTTCCAGGGCTTTGAGGATATATCGGCTACATATCTCGACACCATAGCCAACGAAATCTATCAGAATGCCCTAACGGGGCGATCTAAAGAGCAGATGATTAAGAGCATTAGGCAGACCATCAATGGCGTCTATATGCAGAGCGACCAGGCCGAAATTAACCGATTGGTCGATATTGCCAAGAATGGCACCCCAGCGCAGTCAAAGGCCGCGATAGACAAGCTGCACACTGTCTACGCTGCGGATAGGGCAGGCAACAATATGCGGCGTTACGCGACACAGATAGCCCAGGACAGCTTGATGCAGTTTGACGCTGCTATCAACGTCAACGCAGGCATTGAGGCAGGCGCTACGAAATGGAAGTATTACGGCGATATCATTAGGGATTCTAGGCAATTCTGCAGAGATCACGTTGGTAATACCTACACCACAGAAGAAATAGAGGAAATCTGGCAAGGCTCTTGGTCTGGCAAAAGCTCTAGCGATGCCTTTACCGCCAGGGGAGGCTATAACTGCCGCCACCATTGGCGTCCTATCATAGATGAGGATGATATAGACCAGTTGAGGCCAGTATAATGAGCGCAGCATTTAATGAGGCAGAGCGGTTGGTGCAGGAAAACCCCATGCCGCTAGATATCATTGAGCTTTTAGACAATTTGCGAGAAGATATTGACCTAGATGAGCAGGATGACTTTTTCTGGTTTTATGAGGCAGCATCCCTGCAATCAAGATTAATTACAGAGGAGGATTAGATATGCCAGGACATTATGGACGCAAGAAGAAAAAGAAAAAATCCCGCTAATTTGATAAACTTAACCCACTCCGTAGGAGGTTCG